CCCGTCCTGAGCCGCCCCTTTATCCTGGATAACTACGGGAGCCAAGTCGGAAAGGGGACCCACTTCGGCCTCGACCGCCTCCGTGACTTCATGCGGGAGTATTACCGGAAGCACGGGAGCGCCGACGGCTGGGTCCTGAAAGCGGATGTCCGGCACTACTTCGCCAGCATCCGGCACGACATTCTCAAGCGAGATGTCAATAAGCTGCTCACGGACCCACGGAGCCGGGCCTTGTCCGACGCTATCATAGATAGCACCCCTGATAATGTCGGCATCCCCATAGGCAATCAATCGTCCCAGGTGTACGCCCTATTGTATCTGAATGAACTCGACCACTACGTCAAAGAAGTCCTCCGAATGCGGTACTATGGCCGCTACATGGATGATTTTTATATCATCTGCGAGAGTAAGGAGGCGCTTCGTGAAGCGTGGAGGAAAGTCGAGCAGCTCTTGACCCCAAGGGGCCTTGAGCTAAACCAGAAGACACAGATCTTCCCCTTGCGGAACGGCCTGGACTTTTTGGGCTTCCACACATACCTGACCGACACCGGAAAGGTAATACGGAAAGTTAGGCGTTCCAGCAAAGACCGTATGAGGCGCAAGCTGCGGAAATACGCGGTGATGTATGAAAACGGCGCTATGACCCGGAAGCAGATTGAAGAGAGCTACCAGAGCTGGAGGTCTCATGCTTCCCACGGCCAATGCCGGGAACTCATCACCAAGTACGACGCGGTTTGCGCCTCCATCTTTGAAAGGAGTGTAAAGTCAAACCATGCCGCAGAAAATCAGCGCCCTACCCGTAAAGGCGAAAGTGCGGGACACAAAGACTAAGTATTACGGCGTCCCCATCGGCTGGGTCCTCGGTGACAAAAGCCATTCCGGCTACCCCGCCAATAGCACAACCCTTGTTGCTGAGAACATTATCAAAATCTGCTGCTTCGACGCCATGGAGAGCGACGGCATCTTGGACCGGGAGAGATACGGCAACAACCGCTATTCCCTGGCTAACATCCGCCAGTGGCTCAATAAGAGCGGGACCGGCTGGTATCAGGCCCAGCACAGCTATGACCGGCCCCCGTCCAATTCTTACGTCTGGAGCGGCTACAACGAGTACGACGCACAATCCGGCTTCCTGACCGGCTTCGGCGCGGAGATGCTGGCCGCCCTGCTCACCACCACCCTGACCGTCGCAAAGCCCGGCACGGACGGCGGCGGGTCCGAAACTGTCCAGGACAAGATTTTCTTGCTTTCCATGGCAGAGGTCGGCCTCGGCTCGGAGAACGGCGTCGCAGAGGGCACGAAGCTGGCTATGTTCAGCGACAGCGCAAGCCGCCTGTGCAAGCCTACCGCCCAGGCCGTGAGCAACAGCGAGTACACCGTCGGTGACTTGAGCGCGTCGCAGAATTGGTGGTGGTGGCTCCGCTCCCCGTATTCGTCGAACGCGCCCGGCGTGCGCTGCGTGCACTCGGACGGGAGCCTCATCAGCGGCAACGCGTACGACGGCAGCCGGGGTGTGCGCCCGGCTTTGAATCTGTCATCTGACATCTTGGTATCTGATGCACCGGACAGCGAGGGGTACTACACCATCATCTGGAATAATGCCCCCACCACGCCCCCGTCCATCACCGTGCCAGAGGACGTGCGGAGCGGTAAAGGTCTCACCGTCTCTTGGGCGGCGTCGGTGGACCCGGACACCGACGCCGTGAGCTATGAGCTGGAGCGGAAGTACAACAACGGTGGGTGGTCCAAAATCTATGACGGAGCCGCGACGCAGTTCAGCGACACGATCACCACGGCGATGAACACGGTAGCATACCGGGTCCGCGCCAAGGACAGCAAGAACGCTTATAGCGCATACACCACCAGCCCTACCCGGACCGTCACCCACAACGTAGACCCGACGGTGAGCGGCAGCGATCAGCAGCTCGGCGTGGTGACTACGCCGCCCTCGTTCCAGTACACGGTCAACGACGGGGACGCCGGAGACACGCTCACCATCGTAGAGAGCCTGGACGGTGTGGCCCTTAAAACTATCACCCCGGCAGAGCGGAACCATCAGTACACCTTTGCGCTCACGGCGGCGCAGTTCGCCGCCCTCACCGGACCGCACACCATGACTATCAAGGTCTCGGACAGCGCCGGGAACAGCGTCACCCGTACCATCACCTTTACCCGGTCCGTCTCCATCATCGACTTTGACTGGAAAGTGGATGACGCCAGCGCCGCCGCGCAGAAAATCCTTGTCTCCATGCGGTACAACGCCCATGAGGACAGCGTGACAATCCAGGTCTGCAACAACTACAACGACGAAGAGCCGACCTGGGAGACTGCCCAGCTCGGCCTCAAGCACATTTTCAGCAATTCCGCGAAGACTGCGGATAGCTTTGCCGTGGGCGTCCGCGTCCAGATCACCAAGGCCGGAGGGTATGAAAGCATCGCCTGCTACTCTCTGTCCGCAAGCTACATTTAAGGGGGGGGGGAATGACTATGAGAAGTCTTGAAGAAGCCCGCGCCTACCAGAAGCAGGAAAAGAGCGTGGGCACCTATGAGCTGGGGGGGGCCATCCTTGCCACCCATGACGCTCTGGTGGAGATGGGCGGCCCCGGCCTCCCGGAGCTTCATGTGAACCGGGCGCGGGCGAACCTCATCCGCGCCGGACAGGTCGAGAGCGGAGACTACACCGACGCCGATCTAAAATCCATCGCGGCGGCAGATGGGGCCCGTATCTGGAGTGCCACCATGGGGACCATTTTCAAGGATGAACCTATCGTGGGGCCGGACAGCGAACTTTACATCTGCACCACGCAGCGCCAGGCGCAGGCGAATTGGGCGCCTGGTAGCGAGGGCGGACGGACGTTGTTCCGTCCGCTCCGCAGCGAGCCGGAGGAACCTGGAGAGTACCTGGAGTTCATTTGGGGCGAGCACGTCCCCTATGGCGCGGTACGCCGGGACCCCGTGGACCAGCAGCTCTACACCCCCATCAAGGAGGCAGGCGTCACGCTCTACGAGCCCCATTACCCGCATCTTGTCCCCTCGGAGTACAAACTCTACGAGGACGGCGGTGAGGAGCCCGAACCCGGCCCGGAGCCCGAGCCGGAGCCCGGTGACGTCCCAGATTGGGACGGCCTCGAGGAAGGCCACACCTTCGCCGTAGGCGACCACTTTACCCACGACGGCACCGAGTACGAGGTGCTCCGCGCCTTCAACAAGCAGGAAAACTGGGCACCCCCGGCGCTCCTCAACGACTACTACAAGGAGGTCTCCGCGTAAGCGGGGGCCTCCTCTCTGCGTAAAGGAGGGATGCAGAATGAGCGAGACGACCAAGAAACCGGCACAGCGCAGGTCAAGGGCGAAGCCCAAGACCGCGCCAAAGGCCCGCAGCGACGCCGGAACGCCCCTGTGCGCGGTCTTCACCGCTGGGCCGACCACCATCCGCACCGGCCCCGGACGCGGCTTTGAGGCCGCCGGAGAGGCCGCAGCGGGAGACTGGCTGCTCGCGCTCCCGGCGAAGGATGGATGGAGCGAGGTGGCAGCCGTCGCCGGCGGCGCGTTCATCCGAGGCTACGTCCCGGAGAGCAGCTTCTCGAAGCACGGGAAACCGGCCAGCCGGACACGCGCCTACCCCGCAACCTGCAGAACGGCGGGAACGGAGGTCAAGGCCGGGCCCGGACACACCTACGGCAGCGACGGGACGCTCGATGAGGGCGCACCCGTTATTGCGATGCCCCGTCGGGCCGGATGGTGCCCGGTAGCCACCTT